GGGGGTGTTTAAGAAATGACAGCCCCCCGGGGGTCAATGGAGGGAGAACCGTGGTATTCCCAGCCATTGAAGTTGATTCATTCGATCACGAAAGTTCGCTTTCCAGTTACATCATGATCGAGAATCCATTGAATCGCTTCTTCAACGTCGTCAGCCACTAGTGTGTCACTTAGAATGTCACTGGTTTTGCTTACGCGATCTAGGAGGCCGCAACTGTTGTAACCTTTCTGGAGGTCGAACGTCAACCACTTATCGAACTCAGTCTTTGGAGAGTAAGGATTGTCAGTAGTTGTAAGGTACATTGTAACCATGATTCAATCAGTTTCCTTTCACAGCTTCAAGCACAGAGCTTGTGCTGATGCCAAGCATCTCAGCGATCTCAGAGGTAGTTGCACCGTTCTTTGCCATCGCACGAGCACGAGCAACAACACCAACGGAAAGTACAGGCTTTTCCTTTGGCATGGACAGTTCATGCAAGCGCTCAGGATCGGCGTAACGAGCGATGGACTCCATCATGGCGTTGCTGACAGCACCATTCATGATGGCTTTCCATTCGGCATCGGTGATGTCAAACTGGACCTCCTTGCGGGAAGCACCGGTTCGGATTCGAGCACCCTTAAGCGCCTGGCTTTCAAGGCGGGTACGTTCATCCTTGGTCAGGCCAGGATTCTCCTCGACCTTTGCCCGGACGACACCCCCGGCAATGAGCTGAGCTTGACGCTCCCGCGGTGCATTTGTGAGGGCCACCCGGACTTTCTCCTTGAGGGAGGTTACCTCATCAGCGTACTCCTTAGCAGAACCCGGGTCTCGTTTCAGGGTGGGGGTATTGACAATCTCTCGACGGGCGGTATTTGCCAGGGACTTCATGTCGTTGCTGTAGTTGGCGTACAGTTCTTCCATGGGGGTGCCCGATGAAAGCTTGCGCGCGTCATCTACCAATTCCATGCGGGTCGCCTTCGATGTACGGAGGCGGGTCTCGATACGAGGATCCTTGGTCTTGAATTCACGGGTGACAGAATATGATTCACCCGTCTCCTCATAAACCTTCTTGCCCGTGACAGGATCAATAGGTCCGCCCTTTGCCATAGACCGGGGCTTCCGCTTTGGAATATCCACCTCGGATGCAGCGCGAGAAATAAGAGTACTCACACCACCCTCAGGCTGATACTTCTTCTTGAGCTCGGCGATACCGTTGTCGACAGCGGAGGTGCGGTAGTCAAGCTTGTGCTTGGCCGCGTCAATAACCACCATCGAGTGACGGACTGCCCGGGCAAGCTCGGCTTCGGTAGCCCCCTTGATAGTCATGTCGGTAATAAGATTACTGACCATACCCATCTGCTTCTGCTTACCGGTCTCGCTGAGAACCTTCATCCCGGGATATCCAGGATATGAGGCGGAGGGGTCGAACCCTTCGAGTCCCTTGAGAGGGGACGTCGAACGAATACGACTCCGTGGTGTGACTGGAATAACCATCGCAGTATCGCCGTCAAAATCGGCTCCTGAGAGCCGTTGAGCGACGTGCGGGTGAATACCAATGGCATCTCTAGCAAGCTCTCCAATGGTCTTCCTGGCGTCCTTATGACCGTTATTTACGGTAAGGATGGGGATCTCGAACGTGCCTCCATGGGGATATCGAACGAGAGCGACCTTTGAACCATTCTTGAAGTTCGGAGCATATACCTCCGTGGGCTTCAGAGTAGTCACGGGGAGCAGAACCTGATATGCCTGGCCCGGAACTGCGGCGGCGCGAAGACGGACTGCGTCCGAGTCGCAACCATCGGCGAAATCCTGAAGGGCCTTCTTACGAAGCACAGGGTTGGTCAGGGCCATAATATCCCTGAACTTCTTATGCGCTTCATCGGTTGAAATATCCAGCTGCTGCTTGGCAAATGAAATATCCTGCTTCGAGAGGAACTGGGCGGACAAGGTCTTAGACCAGTTGCCCCACGAACCTTCCTCATTCACGAGGTTAACGGGGGACAGCTTCTTCTTGCCGTCCTTGTCGATATACTCCATCTGCCGGCGGATGGTCGCACCGAACGGGTTGTCCGGGTCGGCCTTCATTTTCTTGAGGACCGTGTCGCCATCACCAATCATGGGGACCTTCTTGGATTTATTCGTGTTGAATCGAATATCCTTGCCTGCGGGAAGGTCGTCCGCGTAAATGGCCATGCCCTTGAGATAGTGCGTCCCGTCAACGGAAATACGCACCTGGGCATAGTTGGACTTGCCGAGGTTGAGATCCTTCAAACCTCGACGAATCTCGATAACGCCATCCATATTTGTGCCGCCGTCTTCAGAATATCGCACCATGACTCGCTTAGAGTCGAGAGGCGCGGGCGGCTTGATGGACAGCTTGTGGCCGTCAGGATCCGTGCGGACGCCGACGACGTGGATCTTGTCAAGATTTTGGACGGTCTCAGATTTGGGAACGCCCGGGGCGACAAGAACTCGTGTAGAGGTGTAGTTGTCGGTACCGAGCTGCCGGATCTTAATATCCTGAACTTGGTACCCCTGTGCCTCGAGAGTGGCCGAGGCAAGCTTGAGTGTGGTTGCAGTGGTGCCGAGTGAAACTTCCGTGCCGCTGCCGATATCAATATAACGGTGCTTGTCGGTCTCTCGCTTGAGAATATCCGCGACGCCCTCGATCTTGGACGAGGTCTTGCCCGCGTCATCCTTGAGGTAGTTACGGACAGTTGAAGCCGAGACGCCGATACGGTCGGCGATTGCTGCCTGAGACATACCTTTCGCATCGAGTTTCCGGACCATGGCAATTTCAACAGCCTGGCGTTCACGCTTGGCAATGGACTTGGTGGCCCTCAACTCCGTGGTGGTCATGCCGAGACCTTTAGCGATCTCAGCTTCGCTCATACCCTTATCTGCGAGCCCCTTGACGAGACCCTGGAAATCGCGGGAACGCTGGTAAGGGTCCTTACCGGAGCCCCAAGGATAACGGCCGGACTTCCGCAAAATGCCGTAGTGGGATAGAGTATCTTCAGTCATTGTCGCTCTCCATGAGAATATCACTGAAATGAACAATCCGATCCATGATATCCCGGATGTCATCAGACTCGGGAATATGGGTTCGGGGTTCGCCGTGTTGGTAGATGCGGAGTTGCATCTGTACGGTTGGTTGCACGCCATACTCAAGACAGAACAGGGCCGCGTAAATTTCGAGTTGCTCAAATTTAGTTGGACCAACCCCGGTCTTGAGATCGTGAATACGAAGGAATTCGGAGTCCTCGTCAAAGGATATGGCGTCTGCGGTCCCAAAGGCGTACTCACTGTAATATAGTACCGTCTCTGGGCTCATCTTGTACGAGATTGCGTCGTTAACGAACTTCGCGACCGTTGACATAAGCGGGTCGTGTTCATCGGGCTCTCCAAATGGGAGGCCCAACTGAATATGTTCTGCAGCTAATTCGTGCAAGCGAGTTCCGAGCGCAGCCGCTTGTGCTTTGCGATAGGTTTCCAGTAGCTTCGCTTCATCATATCGGAGCCATGACGATTTGCTGGCCCCGAGGAATGCGTGTTTGCCAGAGAGATTGTAATGGTCGTAAAACTGCATACGTCACGCCTGGCTGAAATACTCGTCGAGGTCCCGGAGGACTTCTTCCTCGTTCTCGGGATATACGAATCGAGCGAACCCCATGTGATTGAGCTTGGCAATGTAGTACTCTTGGTTGGGGCGGCGTGAGGCCTTAGCAGAAGCTTTGACCTCAAGCATGGCCCAGCGCTCGTAACAGAGCACCAGGAGATCCGGAACACCCTGAATGTAATTCGGGTCGTTCTTCAGGATCATAGACTGTGGGCATAGAGTTGCGATCTTCTTGATCAGCTCACTCTGATACTTGTTCTCGCGCACGCTCATGTTGGCTCCTTTCGAGGGTGCGGTAAACGGTATGAGGAGAGTAGCGTATAGGACTTTAGTCCTAGGGGACCTGGTACCCACTTAAGTGGGTTTATGGTCGATTCCTTCATTCTCTCCATTATGCTAGGCGTGTTTTACCGTCGGTCAAACCCACTTGATGGAATATAGGACTTTAGTCCTAGATGAGGAATTCTCGTAAGAGCGATCGCCCCCTCGACCCAGAATTTTTGAGGGAGGCAGCTACTTGGATATGGATTTGACGTTTTTTGATGTTTTGTCGCTTTTTTTTCGCGCTATTTATATATATATTATTATATTATATATTTAATACAAAGAAGTGACAAATTGACAAATAGATATACTTTTCGTTGATTTCCCAACGAAAAAGTGGTTGTCAATTCCATTTCA